TACTTGATTTAGTGCAGTATTAAATTTATTTTGTTCAACTGTATTATTTTGTATTTCTCTATTAATAGCTCTTTCTATTTCACTTAATTGTGCTCCAGCTTGTACTATCATAGTTTGAGCACTTGCTAATCTACTTGTATCAATTGCTACATCTGTATTATTAACATTTTGTAAAGCAGTAATAGTTGTATTTATAGCACCAATGATATTATTTAAAGGAGTGGACATTGCATCCATAAGCATTATAGAACCTTGTATCGTTGACATTAATCCACCTCCATTATTTCTTACTAGCTTCTTTTTCAGCTTGAATCCTTATCTGAATACTTGCCATTATAAATGCTTGTTCTTCCTTTGAAAGTTCTAAAAACTTACTAGGCAATATATGAAACTTATGGAGGCAATAGTAAAGTATATTAGCCTCACTATCGCCTCCATTTATTAGTTTTTTGCTTCTTCAGTTAAATCTTCAAGTGTTTTAAATCCATTAATTTTTTGAACTTCTGAGAATAGGTCTTGGAACTCTCCTGGAAGCAACATAGCTGTCAATAAGTCAGGCTTGTTTTTTACTCCATAGCTATCTTGCAATTCTTGATTTTGTAAATCTGGATAGACAACACAAGCAGCAATTAGCATAGCTGAATACTTATTAGAATCTAATTGAGGGAATAATTGTCCTTTTTTTCCTTTTAATTCTTTAATTTCAGTATTAGCTTCTCTTAAAATTTGGTCTTCCTGTGCTGTTAAAGGTCTTATTTCCCATTCAACAACTTTCCCATCTTCATCTTTAAATCTTTCAGAAACTGCTACTTTTTTATTTTCTTTTTGTACTGCATTTTGTTTTAAGAATACTTCTATATTTGTCATTTTTCATCACTCCTTATATCATTCCTTCTAAAATATTAAATTTATTTTTTATTATAAATTTTTCAAATGTAAACTTAATTTCTTCATCTAAATACTCAGCTCCAGCATCAAATTTAGATAAGATTCCACCATCCGTATTGCAACCTTGGTAAAGGATAGTTTGTCTACCTGCTTTTGAAGTAGGATCTTCATTAGAAACTTCTATTTCAAAGAAAATATCCTCTCCAGTATTTTGATACTTTTCCAATAATTCTCTAAAAATTGGAGCATTATAATGAACTGTCATAGTTCCACTACCTTTACCACCAACAGATTTATTTCCTTTACTTACTTTACCTAAAATAGGTACTTCAGTTTTTGTTTTTTCATAACTTGCTTCAAATTTAATTGCTGTCATTAAATTATATCTTTTTCCTTCTAATGTAACATAGCATTCGCCTAAGCTACCTGATACAGCATCTTTAGCATTCATTGTTATCATATCTGCCATTCTCTATCTACCTCCTATTGAACAATAACTGTCATATAAAGAATTTCCATACAATTTACAGGATTAACTGGATCCGTAACAACTACTGATTTTTTAGTTAAACCTTTCTCAACTTTAACTTTTTTAGGATCAAAATCTTCAAGTGCTTCTATTCTTTCAAGTTCTTGATGATGTGCAACTATATCTTTCCATAATCCTTCTCTTCCAGAATTCTTATTTCTGCTCTTTCCAGAATGTTTTCTATTAAACATTAAAGCGATATCATTTCCTATTTGATCTAAAATTCTTATAGTTTGATTTGATTGGAAATCATCATTTTTATATATAGTTATTGATGTATAACTATTTATATCAGTCAACACATATGGTTCTCCAACATTGTTATGAAATAATAATTGTCCTGCTTTTATTCCATTTATTAACTCAGATTGAGTAAACTTAGTATCAACTATAAAATCTCCATCATATTTTGTATTTGTTAAAGTAGCATTAACTTCACAACTTGCTTCAGCACCAGTTAACCAATATACTAGAGATTGTTCTGGAGCACCTTCATCTTTAACTTTATTTTGTAAGTTTATTACTCCTTCATAATCTGCAGGATATCTATATACAACACATTGAAGTTTCACACCAACTTCATCTCTCATTCTCTTAGTCCATTGAACATATAATTTCTTTATAACTTCATCTTTAGAAGTACATCCAATAGTATTGAAAGAATAAGATTCAGCTAAATCTAAAAACTTTTGATGTTCAGCACCAGTTACAGTAGTTAAGTTAGCACCATTTGATAGTTTAGTTCCAGCAGTATCAGTAAGCTGAGCTGCTTTTTTAAATGTAACATAATCATTATCAATTAATTCAGAGGCATTGGCTACAGTTTGGCTATCAACCTTCTTAGTTCCTAACATAGTAATAACATCTTTTTTATTAGATTCATCTATATTAGTCTTAACTATAATAGTTATATCATTCCCTCTTGTTCCACTATATTTTGCAGTTGCATAATCATTACTTGCTTTTACACCATTACCATTTAATCTATAAAGATAAACAGTTTTAGCTTTCATAAATAAATCTCTCAAAGGTTTCATCTTTTCATCAGTATAGTCGTATCCAAAGATTTTCATAGTATCTTTTTGAAAATCACTATTTTCAACTTTAAAGATATCGCCATCTACTCCCCAATCAAGTTCAGTAGCAATAGCAGCAAAACCTCTATCAGATATATTTACTGTTGCTCTTGAAGCCGAAACAAAGTTTATATATGCTCCTGGTAAAACTTTATTTTGAGTTAAAAAAGTTCCTCCACCATTCATTATTGAACCTCCTTATTCATAAATTCTTCTATAATTTCATCTATCCGTGAAAAACTATATTCTTCATCATCTTTTAATAAAACATTCAATATATCTTTTCTATTGAAATATTTTTTACTTGCGATAATTTGTTCTTTTGAATATAGAATTTCATCATCTTTTTTTGTTTTAGTTGCCATTAGTCCCTCCTATCTGGTTTAACATCTGTTTTTAATTCTTCCATAAATGGATCTTCTTCTCCTACTTTTCTTACAAATGGTTTGAAAGTTATAAAGTAATGAAGATTACCATCTATAAACTGTGAATTTCTATCTAAACCTCTTAATAAATCCCCTTCTTCAGTTTTAATAACTTCCAAAGTATTATTTAATTTTTGAGCCATTTCCATTAATTCCCAATTGTCATCCTCATTCTTAGGAAAATACTGAATATCTAAATCTATTTTTTGTTTATATCTATTCCCTAATACCTGTTTTTCATTAGGATTTAATAGCTGAATAAAAAAGCAAGGCTCTTCAAAACCTTGCTTAATCTTATTTACATATATTTCTACTTCTGGAAATGTTTTCTCAAGAGTATTAGATATAGCACTTACTACTCTACTTAGCATTACCAAACACCTTCTTCAATATACTATCTAATTTCTTTTCTAATATAGCATCCATATTTTCTTTTATTTCATTCTCTGAAATAGTTAACATAAATCTACCAGGAACCCAAGCTCTTTTTAACTTCTTTCCAAGTACTGGGACAAATCTGCCTGGTGTTTGCCTGTGCCCATACTCAACATAAGAAGCATAAAAGGCAGAGTTTATAACTTCAACTGAATACAGATTCCCATTTTTAAAAACTTGACCTATTGTCCAGTTTCTTCTTAAGTTTCCACCTCTTCTACGATATATATAAGTTACATTTTTTGATGTTACACTTTTATAACCTTTTCTTTTAGCATTCCCATTTTTATCGTATTTTACATCTCCAGCTTTTATGCCCTTCTTTTTATTATCTCTCTTATAAGTTTGAAAATCATTTTCATAATCTCCAACAGGTGTTCTAAAAATTACTTTCCTTAATAATAAAGCTCCTAAAGATTTAACAAGGCTTGCCATTATTTCAGCTTGATTTTTTTGTATATTTTCTAAATTCTTTTTCATTATTTCTAATCCAGCCATATTAATTTTTACAGCTTGCCCCATATTAAGCTCCTTTATTATCAGTTACTAAAATAACTTCTTGATGTACTGAGTATATAGCAGGGATACCTGAAGCTTTATAAGTTTTAGATATCCCATTTCTAGTTACAACTATTTTTGAATTTTCTTTTATTTCCACTTTATTTGAAAGAAATAATTTTATAACTTGATTTGTTATAGCTATTGAAGGAGTTTCACTTGTAGAAGATATATTTTGAAATGAAATTCTACAAGGAATATTCTCCTGAACTAAAACTCCTTTAAACTCAGTTGTTTTAGTTTTTGGGTCCTTTACTTTTTCAAAATTATAAATACTGCAAGTATCTCTCCATAACTTTTGTAAATTTCTTACCATTGTAATCTCCTATATCTATATAGCTCATTATCTTTACCAATCAATAAATCATTTAGCATAAACTCAAATAATTCCTCAGGTGTTTTTACTGTATCCGAATAAGTTTCAGTTGTATCCCCTTCTTTAATAGATTTTAAAACAGAGGAAAAATCATAATCTTTAAGCTCTCCATTGAGCTTTTTAAAATTAAGAATTTCTCCTACTGCTTTATCTACTAATATATATTTTAGTCCATCTGGAATGCTATCAAATGTATAATTTTGATTTGTAAAATTATTAATACTAGATAAAGCTTTATTTAAGAAATATTCTATACTTGTAGCTTCATCTATTTTGAATAATTTTAGCTTTTCAATTACCATTTCTTTGAAATTTTCCATAATTATCCTCTTGAAATTATTCTAACTATTGGGATAGATTTGTGATCTATTACTTCTCCATCTTCTGATTTTACTAATTCCCAGTTAGTACCTTTTTCTAATTCTGTATCATCAGGTGATATTGTAGTAGATGTTTTATAAGAAATCCCAAATGGAGCATAGCATAATCTTTTTCTTGATATTAAAGTATCTTCTCCACCATTTTTATATGGATTTCTTGCCATTTCATAAGGATGTAATGTTCCTAAATCTTCATAATCAAATGCTCCTACTCCTAGCAAGTAAGTAGAATACTTTGTTCCTGTTGGAACTAATGCAGCATATTCACCTTCTTTAGCAGTCCATTTAGTATCAAATTTTGCACCATTTACTGTTGCAACAGCAACTTCTTTTTCTCCTGATCCAGCAGTAGTAATTTTTAATGCCTCAGGGTGTGATGCTGTTACTTTTGCATATTTTTCTCCAGTAAATTTTTCAGCTGGCATAGCATCATCTATAAATACAACTCTACCATTCCAAGTAGCTAATCCTACTTCTCTTTGCATTCCATTTGCATCTGTTTGAGTAAAGTATTTTATAATTTGTAAATTTTCTAGGTTTGTAGCAACTGTTGAGTGCATAATTGCCATTTTGATAATGTTTTTATTATCTCCACAAGCTTTTTGTGATGCACTATTTAAAGTTGTTGCTCCTACTTCTCCATCTGCTCCAGCTTTTTGAGTTATATCATATGTATGTGCTTCAACAAACTTAGCTTCTTCTCCACCAGTCATTGAGAATACACCTTTTAATATTTTTATTAAAGTATTTTGATAAACTTCAGCCCAGTACTCTACTAATTGAGCAGCAACATTATCCATGAAATTAACTCCACCTGTTATATCAAATGAAAAGTCTTTTTCAGTCCATGCTGCCATTCTACCAATTGTAATTACTCCTCTATTATATGTTTTTGTAGATCCTGCAGTTAAATCTATTGAACCATTATAATTTAAAGGTGTTCCTCCTATTTTACCAAGCATAGGTAATACTGCATAATGAGTTCCTGTTTGGTTTGCAAAAGCATCATGTATTTCTTTGTTGCCTCTAATTGCCCCACATTTTAATAGTTCATTTTTTTTAGTATTAGGTATTCTACTAGAATACTTTCCAAATACCTCTGCATTAAATGTTTTTGAATCGAAATATTTTGCCATTTTTCATCTTCTCCTTTTTTATAAATTGTTAATATCTAAGTTAGGATTAGCTTCTAACATAGCTACCATTTCTGAATAAGTTTTTGGTCCATCTCCACCAGGAGTTTTATTATTTCCATCACCAGGTTTAAATCCATTTGGATTAGCTGGTTGTTTTTCAATCTCAAATAAATATGGATCTGACTTTTTCAAATTAGATAACTGTTCTTCTAATCCTATAACCTTACCATCTTTTAAATCTGCTTTTTCTAAGTCTAATAAAGCTTTTATTGCTTTTGAGTTCTTTCCTTTTGCTCCTGTAATTGCAACATCAACCGCATTGTTTAATTGTAAATCAAATAAGTCTTTTGCATATTTTTCAGCAGCACTCTTATTATCATTTTGAAGTTTTTCAATTTGAGCTTTTAATTCTTTATTATCTCCAACAGATTTTTCTAACTCTTTTAATTGCTTATCTCTTTCTGCAAGCTGTGATTTTAAAGAATTTTTTTCTTCCACAATTTCATTAAATCTCCCTTGTGGAACCATATTTACATACTTTTCTGTTACCATTATTGCTTGTTCTTCAGTTAGTCCTAACTTTATTAATTCATCTTTATTCATTTATTTGCTCCTTTCATTTTTAATGTTGTATGTCAACAATTTAGCTCTTATTCTTTTACGTGTGTAATACTAAAAACACAAATTATCTTTTATAATAGTAAAAATTATTTGAAGATAATCACTCTCCTTTGCAATAAAAAAGCACCTAGTTTAATCTAAGTGCTTTACTGTTATTATTTATTTAATGCTAACATTGAGTTTAAGTTCATATCTCTGCTCTCAATCTTATTTATATTGTCTTCTGTTTCAAATACTATATTTGATAATTTATCTACTTCTCTTGTAATTGATACTACCATATTTGATAACAGATTTAACTTGTGATATATCTCACTTCTTACATCATCTGCTTCATTTGATAGCTCTTTAATCTTATTCCAATATTCTATCTTATCTATTGGTATCATCACTGTACTTGAAAATGGTAACTTCTCTTGTATTATATTTTTCTTTAAGGCTTGTTCCATTCTATTGAACTCATTTATGTAAGCCATTTTGTAGTCATTGTATCCTTGAATATTAAACATATATAATGTGAAACCATCTTTTGTTAAAAGGTATTCTCTATATGTTCTATTTTTTCCATCCTTATAATAATTTGATATTATTAGATTTTTTAAATCTACGCAAATGTGCGTTGATTGATTTTTTAATCTACCCATATTTGGGTTGATTAAAATTTTATCTAAATCTCTTAATACATCACTGTGTCTTTTACCTAATTGTTTTGCTACAATTCTGCTACTCACTACATAAAAATTTTCTTTTTTTTCTAATGTAACTACATAATTCATTTTTATTCCTCCTATAAAATTTGATTTATAGGAACAAAAATAGTATAATATTATTGACAGTAATATTTACTATTAGAGTTCCTCTTATCTTACTTTGAGTGGATGAAGGAACTCTTTTATATTTTTAGTTTTTCTATAATTATTTTTTTATCTTTACTTAACTCTATTTCCACCTCTCTTTCACTTTCATTAATTTCTAATTCCCTCAACCAAGGAATAGGAATAGTTATCTTAGCACTTTTTCCGTTTCCTGCCTTATGGAAAATAACTCTAGCTTTTCTTTTTTCTTCCATAAAATACACCTCTTTTTCAGTAAGATACTTATATTATATATGTTAGTATCTTACTTGTCAAGAGAAATTTTTAAAAATAAAAGAGAGATTTTACTCTCTCTTAAATTTTTTGTTTTATTTATAATCCGAATATAGTTTCAAAGGCATTTTGAAAAAATCCTTTTTCTTCTTTTTTCTCTTGTGGTGGATCTTCAATAGGTGTTTGGTATCTTTTTAAAGCTTCACGTTCAGCTAGTTCAGCACTAACAGGATCTACATAAGTTGAAGGTACTTCATTATTATCTGAATTTGTTGAAGTTTCTACTTCTCCTTTATATTGAGTTGCTATATAATTTATAACTATTCTTTCAACATCAGAAGTAGGTACTGTACTTAACCACTCACTATAAAAATCATCATATTTTTCTCTAAAATATCTACTCCAACTTGAATCAAATTTTAAAGTTCTAAAAAGTTTAAACCATTCTTTTTTAGTAGCGATTCTTTTTTCTCCATCAGGCATTTCAAGAGTAACTTTTTCTTTTAAATTTATTCCTTTAAATGTGGGAACTGTTGCTATTTGTTGTCCACCACCAGTAACTTTAAAATAAACATCAAATCTATCTTGATATTCATGTCCAACTAATTTCCTGTAGCCTTTATACTCCCCTTTTTCAACTGGAACATCATTTAATTCAGCCATGATGTTGAATGAAAGTAAAAGCATTAAAAATAATAAAAATCTTTTCATAAAATCCCCTCCTAATAGTTATAATATTATTTGTACTATAAATATTAGAACTTGTCAAGGGATAATACAAAAAATGACAATTTTAATATAATTACAACCTCTTTTAACAGAAAAATTTTTAAATATGATATAATTTTTCTCAGGAGGTGAAACTATGAAAGATTACTTTGTCAGTGTTTACCAAGTTCTAAAAGCTATTGAAGAAAGTTCTTACAATAATTCATTTGACTATGATGAAACTCTTAGTTTAGAAAAATTAAAACTGAAAGAATCCGAACTTATGGTAATTATTGAAAATATCATTGATGATAAACTTGTAAAAGGTCTACTTATTATTCCAGGTATGTCGGGTTTTAAAGCTGCAAACCCAAGATTAACCACAAATGGATACTCTTATTTAAAAGATAATTCTGAAATGAAAAGAGCCTATAACTTTTTAAAAGAAGTTAAAGGCTGGATTCCTGGTTTGAGTTAAAAAAAATTTTTATTGTTTTAAATGCTAATTCATTATTTTCAAACTTTTTATTAAGATAAAACTTATTATCAAAATAAGATTTTAAGTTTTTCCATTCTTGAAGTGATACTCCATTCATTGCTTCAAGAATTTTTTTTATTTTTTTATCCTTCATAGTTTACCTCCAGTTAAAAGAAAAAGAGAGTTAAAAAACTCTCTTGATTAATCTTTAATATTATATTCTTTTTTCACTTCTTTTATTCTTTTTTCTAATTCTTTTTCATATTCTTCTTGAGTAAAAACACCTTGTTTAAAAAGAATTGACATATGTAATTTTACAGCACTCAATCTTTCTTCATAAGTCGATTTGGAATATCCTACTACAATTGGCGGTGTAGTATCGTTCCATCTTGAATCAGTAAATAAGCCTTCTTTTTTCTGCTTTTCTTCAAATTCTTTTTTTAATTCCTCAAAACTTTTACTACTCATAATTCCTCCATTTGAATAAAATGTTTTCCTTTTATTTCTATTCTTTGTAGCACTTTAAACTTTTTACCTCTTTCAAATAAAACTTCTTGTTCCAATTTATTTATGGTAGTTATATTTCTTGCTGTTTTTGAAATTATTACTATCTGTACTTCTCCACTAGGGTTATACATATCGCCTATGGTTGCGGATGTATAAGCAGGATATATAATTTCATTATCAATGATATAAGGTTTTAAAAATTCTTCTAAAGCTTCTTTACCTTGTAATTGAAAACTTAAACTTCTAGTAACTTGTCCTTCATATATAGGTATTTTTTCAAGTGCTTCATCTAATAATTTAACCCATTCTTTTTGGTCTTGAGTTAAATTTGTTCCATTTCTAAGTGCTTCATTTATCTTATAGGAATCTGATCCAATATATTTCATTATAGCAGATTTTTGATTTAAAGTTAAACCTAACTCATCTTTTTTAACATATTGATCTTTCCATTCCTTATAATTCATGTACTTAACTTCTTTATACTCTCCATTTTCATCTCTTGATGCTCTTGTAGGCTCATCATCAAAGTATGGAGCTATAACTGTTCTACAATGAGAATGAAAAGGAGGCACTGTTACTCCTATTTCCTGGTCCGATATATTAAAAACTTTTCCATCCATTTCTTGACAAATTTCAGAAGTATGTAAATCCAAAGTTGCAACTATTTCATATTTCTCAACATCTATACTTTTGAAAGCTTCTATTTGTGCTTTTGAAGCATAAGCAGCAGATTCTGTTTCTAGTAATCTTCTTGCAACATACTCTTTATTTTTTATCTTATCAGAAACAAATTTAGATATATCTTCAACAGCTTCATCTAATGTACTACCAGTTATAAAAGATTGAGTAATTTTAGTTCTCAATGTATTTATTAATTGTTCCTTATCTTGCCAAATCCTATCTGAAAAAGTTTTCCCATCTTTTAACCAAGGCTTTCCTATGACTTGATTAATCTTATTTCTATCTAAAGTAGCAAAACTTGTTTTAAGATTAAGACCTTTTGAAATTTCATACAATGAGTGATAATAAGTATCTTCATAATTCTTTATTAAATAATCTTCTAGCATCTCATTTTCTTTGTTTCTTAAAGTTTCAATACTATTTTTAACTTGAAGTTGTAAAGCCTCCAATCTTTGAATATGTACTCTTGCAGAAGCATTTTCAAGTTCTTTTTTCCAAGCTCCACTCTTAGCTTTTTGAGTATATTCTGCTAAGGTCCATTTGAATTCTTTTAATTCATCTTTAGTTAGTAACTTTTTAGCATCTGTTAATGATATTTGATTATTATCAGCTATTCTAATATACCATTTTTCAATATCACTTTTTATCTTATTTTCAGCTATTTTATATTGTTTTTCTATTTCTTTAGTATAAGCTTTATTTGATATATTTCTTTGTTTCTCTTCTTCTTCAAATCTTTTAGTCCAGTAATTACTCATCTAAATCAGAAACTTTTTTAGTTCCAAAATCTCCTGGATAAGGATCTAATTCTTTATTTTCTTTTTCAACTTGTTTTATTTCTTCATCAACATTGTTAACCCAAGGATGTTGAGTTATTATAGTTTTTTGAGATATGATACCAACACTAGCCTTACAATTATTAATTGTTTCAGATTCATTTACTAAAACATCTCTATTAAAAACTATTTCAAGAGTTTCATTAATATTTAAAGCTTTATTTATGAACCACATCAATTCTTCAAAAGAAGCTTGAAATTCTACTTCCATTTGATTAGCATCTAAATCTATATCAGAATACATAGATTGAATATTCATCTCATTAGGATTATTTCCAAGCCTTTCATCTTTAGCATCAAAGCCTCTTGCATTTTCTATTATTGCTTTTTTGAGTAATTTAATTATTAAAGCATAATTTTCAGAGTTAACTTCTATCTGTAAAGCTTCAAGTCCACCTTTTCCACCATCAGTATTAGTAACTTTTACTGCTCTATATGTTGCTAAGTTTCTTCTAAACTCTCCTAAATTCTCTCCATCATAGTTAGTTAAGATTAAAATTGTACTTCCTGCATCTTCCATCATATTATCTTGAAATTTAGAAATTATCTCATTCAAGGCATCTTGTAAGCATTTTACTCTGCATATCAAAGGTTGTTCTAAATTGTTACTTCTAAAAGGAATTAATGGGACTTTTCCCCAGTTATATGTTTCTTCTCCTATAGCTATGTAATCTGAATGTCCTAAAGGTTTCAAACTATCATTCCAAATAAAAAAGTCTACTCCATTTCCTGAGTAAACTTCTACTTTTTTAACTGGAACTAAACTATTATGTTGAAACTCTAAGACTTCATATAATCTTATAACTAATTCTAATTCATCCTTATTGTTATCCGTCCATATTGGTAATATTTCAGAAGGTTCAAATTTTCTAAATTGTAATTCACCTTTTTGGTTAAAATATGGATATATCCAACCTATACCACCATTAAGAGTATCCTCTCCTAAATTTCTTAAAGTTCTTAGAAACTTATTACCAAATAATTTCAAAACATTTTCATTTTTACAAATAAAAGTTGGTTTCTTAGCTAAAATATAATTAACTTTTTGGTCAACCATTTTTGAATATTGGTTATCCACAAGTTTAGAATTGACTAAGTTATTAATATCTTCTAATCTACCACCTTCTACTATTGCTTTTCTTTTTTTACTTAATATGTCATGACTTCCTTTGTAATATCTTTCTCCATTCACCTGGTCCACTCTAGTTTTTGAAGAAAGCCATTGACTTATTAAATACTCAAGTTTTCTAGTCTCCATATTTTCCACCTTTGGCTTTTTAAAAAGTTTTTTTATCCATTCCCACATTGTAACTCCTTAATCAAAAGATAATCCTGATATTTTATTGCATTTTTCAGCTATCCCTGTAAGGACATCAGGAGCATCATCATGTTTATTTTTTCCTTCCTTCTGATAAGTAGTTATAGCTTTATAAAATTCAGGCCACCTATCAGCCCAATTAACTGGGAAATAAATATGTTCCATAACCCAAGTTGCATTAGATAATATTCTAGCTCTTTTATTTTGAGTTTGATGAAACCATCTAACTTTACAACGATTGCTATTATATTTTTCTAATAAATGTTTATCTACTGCTCTCGCAAAACCTCTACCACCATTGTTTGATTCTATATCAGCTTCTTTTATATTATTCTCAATTAATATTTTAGCTGTTGCTGGTTCTGTTATCTCCATAGGCTCTTTTGTATATAGAACATCTAAAATATATGCTTCTTTGTTATATACCCCATAACAAATAGAACATAAATAATCTTCTCCAGTATCAGCTGTATCTGTATAGTTTTTATATGCTGTAAATAATAAATTGTTATTTGAATCCATAGGCAACTGATTATATGTTTTTATACTGCTATATAATCTACCCTTAATGTCTATTGGCTCTTGCTGATAGTTGGCATATACAATTTCTTTTGCCATGTTCTTAGTTTTAAACTCAAAGTCCTCTAATGATAATGTTCCTTCATCAAGTGGAGTTCCATCATCATTGATAGCTTTATAATTTATATGAACTACATCATCATAGTTAGATAAAATAAAACCAGCTAGGTCATTACTTGCCCACCTGGTCATTATGATTATTAATTTAAAACCTTTTTCTGTTCTTGATAACATAGTATTAGTAAACCAATCAATATGCTTTTCAAGGACATTAGAGTTATATGCTTCCTCAGAGTTTTTTATTAAGTCATCTATAACTATTAAATCTGCTCCAAATCCTGTTGCAGTTCCTGTTGGAGATGTAGCTAAATAGTTTGCTACTTGACTTCCTTCCAAAGCCCATTTGTTCATTGAGGCTTCTCCATACTTAATCTTAGTATCAGGAAATATATCTCTATAAACTGTTACCCCTTGTGTCTGTTCTGTTGCTATCATATCTCTTACTTGTTTAGCAAATGTAGAAGAAAGAGTTTCATTATATGATCCTGTCATAATTTTTAACTTATTATTTCTTCCTAACAACCATTGAACAAATAAGGTTGCTGTATAAGATTTACCGAATCAGAGTCGAGGGGGCATATTAATAACTAATATTTTTTTATTAGAATCAATAAAACTTTGTAACTGATTACATAAATCTTTTAAATATTCTTTTTTATCATTATAAAAACCTTTTTTACCTAGTAATTTACAATAATACCAAAAATCTCTCCTAGCTAATTCTTTTTTAGCTTCTAATTTTATTAATTCTTTATCATACACCCCCACAACACCTCCTTTAAATAAAAAAAGCACCTAGAATTAACTAAGTGCTTTACTGATATTATTTATTTAATGCTAACATTGAGTTTAAGTTCATATCTCTACCCTCAATCTTATTTATATTGTCTTCTGTTTCAAATACTATATTTGCTAATTTATCTACTTCTCTTGTAATTGATACTACCATATTTGATAACAGATTTAACTTGTGGTATATCTCACTTCTCACATCATCTGCTTCATTTGATAGCTCTTTAATCTTATTCCAATATTCTATTTTATCTATTGGTATCATCGCTGAACTTGAAAATGGTAACTTCTCTTGTATCATATTTTTCTTTAAAGCTTGTTCCATTTTATGAAATTCATTGATATAAGTTGCAGTAAAAATTGCTCCTTTTTTACCAGTTAATTTATGAGCTAAAAATTCACAACCTTTTTTAGTTATATCATATCTTTTATTTTTCTTACCAGTGCTATCTTTATATTGTGTTTCCTTAAAAAATTCACTAAAAGCAATTTTGCTTTCAGTTAGATACTTCTCATTTTTAGCTACATCTCTTAATAAATCAGCATGATTTTTACCTAACATTTTTGCAACTTCTCTGCTATCCAAAACTAACTTTTTTAATTCAAAATTCATCCTATTTTATCTCCTTTCAATTTTTGTTGAAAGAAAAATCAATATATAGTATAATATTTATAGAAAGATTTTTCTTTCAGGTTAATAGAGTATTGAACTTCTTGGTCGGAGAGTAATACTCTATTTTTTATTTTCTAAGTCTACCTTTAATCTTTTAATACTTTCTATAATAGTATCTGTTCTTGTTAAATTTAATTTTTCAGAACATTCTTGTATTAAATCAAGTTCTTCTTGCCTTAGTCTAAGATTTAAACTTTTATTTCTAGCATTATCTGATTTAGGTCTACCTATTTTGGCTTTCATTTTACACCTCCTAATTTTTTGCCATCGCTATAATTATATATTGCACTCGCTAAAAAGTCAAGAGAAATTTTTAAAAATATTTAAAAGTAATTTTGCTTTCAATTAATTCCTTTAATCTTTTATAATTTCTTTTAATTCATCTGTTGTAAGATTAGAAAATGGATTGGAGTTTATATTTCCATTTACCTCAACCTTTTGAGTATACTCTCCATCCATTTTGTTTAATATATCTAATGCTTTTAATCTATCAGTGTCTTTTGTTTCTTCTTTTAGTATCATCTTAGTTAAAAATTCTTTTCTTTCTATAGCTGTCATAATCCTGTTGCCTTTTGCTTTTTCTTGTAGTTCTTTGATATATTCTTTTATGTTGGCTTTTGTTAAGTTTTCACTTCCAATAAACCTAGCATTCTTTTCTTTATATCCAGCTTTTATGGCAGCTTCAGTAGCATTTCCACTAGCTACATAAAACTCACAGAAAGATTTTTGCCTTGCATTTAATTTCAATGCTACTTCACCTCCAATTTATAAATAAAAAAAGAGAACCTTTTGAGTTCTCTTGGTTATTGCTAAATTGTGCCTTTTTTGTTATCTGAAGACAAATCAAACCTGTAATTTATCTTTATATTAGTGTCATTTTCTTGATTATAATCTTTTATTGTTTCCTTTAGTTTCTTTTTTAATTCTTCAGCCTCTTTTCTAAATTCTTCTTTTAAATCATTCTTAGTAATACTTTTTAGATTTTTTTCATAAAATGTATCAACAACTTTACTTTTTATATATCCTTTTTCTATTAGTATATCTGAAAATAAATTATTCCTAAAATTATTATCCTCATCATTTAATATGTCATAATTGAATATAATTTTTTCATAAATATCTAATTCAGATTTTTTATTCTCCAACAGTATTTCAATAAATTTATTTTTCATATTTCTATCCCCCTTTATAGTTTTGTTGTCTTTATTATACACTTTTTTTATAAAATAAAAAAGACTTTTTTATGAGAAGTCAATAACTCATCTCTTCTTGGGGGGAGAGAAACAAAAAATTTAAACATTCATTTAAACTTTTCATATATTAACATTATATAATAAAAAATAGGGAATGAACAGGGAGTAAAACGGTAAAATTTTAAAAATCTTGTAAAATTTCTTTAGGAAATAAATATAATGTTAAACTATCAACTAACCTATTTCTATGACTTCTATAAGTTTTTTCTGTGATATCTAGTTCTTCACAAATATCTTCAACAGAATAATTTTCAAAATATTTTAATTCTATTATTCTGTAATACTTATCTTTTTTTATAAAATCTAAAGCATTTTCAGTCTTTAAAATTCTATTTTCATATATTAATATTTCTTCATTGATCCTATCTTTTATATCCTCTTTCTTTTCTATATCTGGTTTATAATCTACATATCCAGATGGCTTAGTAGAGTCAACATTTATTCTTTTTACTACTTCTATATTATTTAATTGTTCTCTTAAAGAATATAGCATTTTTTGAAAGTTTTTATAATTTTTTAAAATAACTTCCACTTTTCTGTATGGAGGATTTATATTTTTTAAATCTTTGATTTTACTTTCTAACTTGTCATCTATAATTTTACATATTTCTTCTTTGTTCACTACTTAACTCCTTATTCTGAAATTTCTTCAACTTCTACTATTACACCTTTAAAAGCATTTTGCTTTTCCATAGTTATAGATTTTACATACTTATCTTCATCATTGTAAATTACTTTACATTTTACCAAAGCATCTTCTATCATCTTAAAAAGATAAGCATGATTAGATACATCTAATCCACTATTAAAATACATTTTTATTGATACTGGATTTTCAAAAGGTTTATTTATTCCTACAATACTCCTTACAAGGGTAGTTATATAATCTTTATCTTTAGAACGAATATTCCAATGAATTCCTGAATATATTTTATTTAGTCCCCAATCTTTACTTGTAATTTTTAAGGGTATTTCAAATCTTTGTATCATCTATGCAACTTCTCCTTCTTCCTTTTCAATATTAGGTAAAATTCCATTCTCTTTTAAAAGGTTATATAAAAATATTCTACCTTTTTGTGTCCAGTACATGTGTGTCTTGCTATCTATTGTTCCATCTGTCTTAGTATATGGATTAACTTTTGTTTGAGTATATCCATAAATTGCATATTTTTGATATAAGAACCATAATCCACTTTGCTTGTATTGAACTCCTAAATCATGCAAAATCTTATTAAATTCTTGTGCAGATTTTCCATAATCTTTTGCTATTGCAGTTACACTTAATAGCTCTTTACATTGTAAAATTAAATCATAATATAAAGCCTTTGGTTGTAATTCCAATATTTGTTGCTCTTTTATTTTATTATCTAGCTTTAAAGTTTCATTTTCTTTTTTAGCTTTTCCATATTCAATTAACATTTCTCCAATTTTTTCAGGCTCTTTCATCATTAAATTATAGATGTCATCAGTTAAATACATTCCAGTTTTTCTAATACTTGGAAGTATTTCACTTGTTACCCATTTTCTAATTTTTCTAGCATTAGGTTTATTGCTATCAAGTATACAATCATACAGTCCATCCTCATTAACAAATGTCATTTTAGTTAAACGTTCTCCAAACCCAGTATTTATGTATACCTCATTTTCAATGAGGCATTGTAAATCTAATCTAGTTTTTACTTGTGATGGATTCCCAATTTCTAAAATGTCACATATATCTTTTAAACAAAAGAATGGATTCCCATTTTTATCAATTATTGTCCTAATTTCTCCAAACTCATTATTTTTAAATATTTGTATTTCATTAGTTACCATTTGGTCCTCCTATTTTTTTTATTTTCTTTTACTTTTCCAGTTAAATTCTATATATTTGCACATTATTTATATTTTTTTAAAAACCTTTCTCTTATTAAATCTTTATAACATTCTTTAAAATAATCTATTTCTTCCCAATCAAAATATGCTTCTATATTTTCAGTGGTTAAATCTTCTGTATAATTTTTAAGATTCTCACTTGAATATTTCCAACCACATAATTCATTATTCTTAATTCTGTAAACAATTTTTTTATTAGATATTCTTTTAATTTCATAGAAGTATTTATTATAAAAATATTGTTGTAGTGTTTTTCCTTTGTTCCATCCTATTAACAAATATTTAATTCTTAGATATTTAAAATTCTTTTTGCATTTTTTATCTAAATATTCTAAAAATTCAATAAATATAAAAAAAGTTAAAAGACAACCAATTATGTAGATGTAAAACAGTTTTATTAAATCTATTGTTATTGTGAATCTCATTTTGCTTCTCCTTGATTTTCTATTATTTCATTTAATCTTTTAATTTCTCTGTCTTGGTCCTCTAATAGTTTTTTGCTATTAGTGTAATTTATGACTGTTGAATTTAATCCTTTTCCCATATCACAATAATCAATTAAATTTATATTATTTGTTCCATTTGCTGCATCGTGAACTCCAATATAATATTGTGTTACTGGGTAATTATGTCTAGTGTATGCTTTGTAAATCTTAGCAAATTCAAAAGTTAAAAATTTTTCCAACTCATCAGAAGACATTGAACACATTTTTTGCCAACCATCTAAGGTATCTATAACTGCATGTATTCCTTTGTCTTTAAACTCTACACTGCCATAACTTCCATATCTAACAATAGTATTTTTTAGCATTTGTTTAGCCAAAACTATTCTGTCATCAAGTTCACTCTCTGTTGTATGTGTTGCATATTGAATTATTTCTGCAACTTGTGGAAAATTTTTATATACTCTATTTCTAACCATAGAAATAAAGGCACTGTTTAGCTGGTACACAGTTAAATTTGATAATGCTAGATAATAAATATTGATTTTTTCTTTTGACATATCTCCTGTTGGGAAATAGTCTAAAAATGGTTGAAATGCTGTATTAAATTGTTGATTAGTCATTATAATCCGTACCTCTCTTTCATTTGCTCTAAGTAATTATCATCAACTTTTAAATGGCTTGTGTCTTTACTTTCAGTTAACTTATTTCCAAAATTGTTAGATTTGGACTGCTTGTATTTTGCTATCCATTCTGGTTCTAATCCTTGCCATTCTTTTTCCATAGCAATATTTATAGCTTCATTTAAACTAAACCAGTCTGGAAAGTCTTTAATTATTTTCTGTATAGGAACTATTGTTTTTATTGGCTTTTTAATATTTTTACGATACTCAATATACTTGAATAGGAGTTCTTTATATTCATTATCCTCAGTAAGATTATTTATAAAGTTCTGGATCTCATTTGGCTTTTTTTCTTTTTTATTTTTTTCTTTATTAGTTTTTTTATTATGTCTTTTTAAATTAGTTTCCTTAGAGTTCACCTCGTGAACTGGTAGTGGTTCATCTGGTGAACTGGTGTTGTTCATCTCGTGAACTGGTTCATTTAATGAACTGGTATTACTATTGAACTGGTTATCTTCTTTTTTTTCTGCATTTTTTAAATAATAAATATTGCTTTTCCCAGAATTTCTTATAACAAAAATTAATTCTTTCTTTTCTAAGTTTTTTAAATATTTAACTATTGTAGCCTTTCCATTTATTCCAGTAGCTTTCATTAATGTTTCAATAGCAGGGAAGCATTTCCCATCATTATCACAATATCGAGCTAATGTCATATATAGTAATTTTTCATAAGGGTTTAAGTCATCTCTATCAATTAAAGAATTTTCAACCCAAAACCAACCTTTGTTTCTTATGTCTCTCATTTATTCCTCCTATATTCTGGAGAGCTTGCCCACTCTCTTTTATTAACTCAATTGGTAAAAGCTACTTATTAGCGAGCAAGCTATTAAGCAGCTCCTACCAATTCAACTAACAAATCTATTAGAGAAAAGTTTTATATCCTGTGATTTATTCAGCTAGCTATACTGTCCTTAGATCCGTTCTTGACGTTTCTAAGTTAGAATAAATCACAAGATAAACAGTTTATACTTTCACAAAACTGGTAAAATTTATATTTGCCTCTTTTCCACACGGGCAACGGTGTGGCTAGCTTTAAAATTCAGATATTACTATCCTATAAATTACAGCTCCTCGCTCAACCACTAGCTTGTTTACACCCTAGAATGCTTGTAAGATTAGCTCTTACACAGATAGCTATAAGGGATAAACTCACTTCTTTTGAGGGGAGCAGTGAGCAAAGTTCTTATAGCTATTTGTCTAAGGACTAGCCTTAGAGTTTAATTATAAGTTATTTTTGCTTATGAGCTTAAGTAAAAAAAATTGATATATCAACATTTAATGCATTTGCAATTTTAGCTAAAGTCTTTATATTTGATGCTCCTCCATTTTCTAAACATTTAAAAAAATAACTCATATTTTCAGGAGTTCTATTTAATTTTTTAGCTAATTCATATTGCTTCATTTCTTTTTCTTTCATTATTTTTTTTATGTTGAATGAAATTCTTATTCCAATCTTTTTTATATCTTCCATTTTAACACCTCACTTGCTTATATAATATAACTATTTTTCACTTATGTCAATAGAGTTTTAATTTTTAGTTTTATTTTTTAAATTTTTAAAATTTATAAAAAAGTTTTTTATATAAAAAAGCCACTCTAATTAGTGGCTCTATTTATTATAAGTTATTTATTTTATTAATTTCTTGTTGAAATTCATCTATTTTTTCACTTTCATTTTGAAATCGTTTTTTCATATTTTCTTCTATTGCTAATGTTTCTCTATATTGTTCAGCTTTTGCTGTTTTAATAAATTCTACATCAGCTCCATATTTTTTTGCGATTTTTTCAATCTCTGATAATTTAACTCTAAAAAATTCTCTTCTATCATTAATTTTATTTACTCTATAATCATAAAATTCTTTATGTAAATTATTTTCTAACTCAGGAGCATTTTTAGAATAAATCATTGCATGAACATCAAAGAAAAATGGTACAGAAGCATCTCCTAACTCTCTAACTCTATCCATAGGTTCTAATCTTCTAGTCATTCCTATTTTATAAACATCATTACCAAAAGATCCAATATTTGAAATAACATAAACATATCCTGATTTAGTTTGTTGGGCCATAGACTTTGCTCTCTCTTTATTCGCTTCAGCCTCTTCTAATTGTTTTTTTAGAAGTTCAATTTTCCCATTTAGCTCATCTAACTCTAATCCATGAGCTTGTTTTAATTTTTCCTCAGCTTTTTCTAATGCTTTTCTTGCTCTTTCTTCTTCTTTTTGTGCTTCTATTTGAGCTTTTTCCAATTCCTTTTGAGCCTTTTCTTCTTCTTTCATTTGTTCTCTAATCATTCTTTGTTCTTCTTTTTCTTCTTCGACTTTTTTAGCCATTTCATAATTAAGATAAAGTTCTTCTAATTTTAAATCTAAATATTCACTTGAAATAGTACAACAGTTTACTTCATTTAATTTATTTATAACTTCAAAAGCTTTATTAATTCTTTTTTCCATAGTTACAACATTATTAAATTTAACTTTAGCTATAGCAGCATCAGCTTCTCCATTAAAGGCTCTTAACATTAATTTCAAAGCATTGTTTGTCATTTTTTCGCCTTTTTTTCTACTATTTCCAACTGTCCATTCTGTAGAACAAGTTGCAGCTATTTTTCTATCAATCATACTTTTCATTTCAAAATTAACTCTATCAATTTCAGTTCTATATTTTTCTGAACTATCATAAAAATATTTAGGTTCATAAAAACTAAATTCTTGAAGCTCTTGTTTTTCTTCCAGCAAACCTATTTCTTCATTTAGTTCTTTAACTTTATCCAATATTTTTAAAGCTCTTTCTTTTTCTAAATTATTTTTTTTCTCTAATTCTTTTATTTCATTTTCTTTTTTAGTTTTTTCTAATTCTTTCTTTTGAATCTCTTGAATAATTTTATTTTCAGTTTTTTTTAATTCTTCTTGTTTTCTTTTAATTTCTTCATTTATATCAACTATAGGTTTATATTCTCTTTCAACTTCAGAATATAAATTATTATATTTCTTATTAGACTTCATTAAAAAATACAATAGTACAAGTAAGACTATTGACAAAATAATAATAATAAAAATCATAATTCCCCCCAAAAAATAATTTATGTATTTATTCTACTATATACTCAATTATTTATCAAGAATAGTAAAAACATTGATTTTAATAAAAAAAATATATATAACCACTAATTAAAGTGGTTTTAATGCTGTAAATTATTTATTATCTTAGTATGATTGCATATTATTAAAATTCAGTTGAAGTCCATTATTATTTTTAATTTTTATATTTATATCATGTAATAAAATCATTGTTATTGTATTTAAAAATGGTTCTCCTAAAACTTTAACTATTGTGCCTTCTTCACCTATTTGTTGAGCATCCTCATGAGTATAAGTAATTTTTTTAAAATAATTATCTAACATATTCTCTATTTTAATATGATAATTTCTTTTAGCTTCCAATATTTGAAATTCATCACCTGTTCCATATGCTTGAATAAACTCATTTGCAATATTATTCTTTTCTCTTTTTATTGCATCTGTGACATATTGTAATGTCATGTTAGTTAGTCTTATATCATTTCTTCTAAGTGTTTCAGCAATAATTTTTACAGCAAGTTTTAAATTTATGTACAAAAAGTCAAGATCATCTAGTGCTTTCAAATAATTCCTTTTTGTTTTTTCCCCAGCATTAGAAAAAATGTCATCAAATGTTATAATTACTAGATTAGAAGCAATATCTAATATATCCTCATTTATTTCATTTAATTCATACAATTCTAAAATTTTATCTATTTGACTATTAATATGATTTCTGGAACTGTGAACACCTTTTATCATTCTTGCTTGTGTTATTCCTGAAATGATATATTTATAATTTTTATAATTTGGTAATGTTTCAAAGGCAATATTAGTTAAAATTCCAGTTTTTATTATATCTGAAGGTGTTTTCTCATACACTGAAGATAAACTTTGTATTTTCCCTTCAATATTTTCCAAGTTCATTTGGTTTAAAATTAATTCTAATTCCATATAAATTACTCCTTTTCTTCCATATTTATTATTTGAGTTTCTTCTATTTCAGAAGAATCAAAATATATATTTTCTAGATAATCTACAATTTTTTTTAAATCAGTTGCTATACTTTTTAAACCTTTTTTCATTTTTTTTGTTTTTTCTTTATTATTTATATCAAGCAGAAGTTTAACATCTGCCCATTGTTTTGAAATATTTTCATTAAAATCCCAAATTTTTGTTATTAAAAGACTATTGCTTTCTAAATCACTGCCAAAAGCTCCAACTTTTCTTTTTGACATATAATCTAAATTTTCTTTTTTACTGATACTATACATATTAACTTTTTGTCTAAGCATCTCATTTTCTTCAATTAAATCTTCCATTTTATTTAAAATATTTTCATAAGCTTTATTATTTTTTATTTCTAATTTTGAATTATTTTTTTTATCTAAGATATTTTTAATAAACTTCTTATCATTTAAATTTAATTTTTTTAATGTACATAACTTTTCTATTGTTTTTTTATTAAAATTACTACTAGTATTTTTTAATATTTTTTTTATAGTTTTTACCGATAATGTACTTTCTTTTGAAAACTTATAAACACTTATATTTTCTTGTTTTAAATATCTTTCAACTATTTCTTTGATAGTGGTATTTTTATCTAAATTTTCTTTCATTTTTACTACTACTCCTTTTTTACTTTTTCTATATAAAAAAGTATAGCACTTTTATTAATATTTTTAAATATCCCCCCTCAATCTTTTTATTTCCTCAAACATCCAAAAATTAGTTTCAGTTTCTTTAAACTCTAACTCCTCTACTACATCATCACTAGGAAATAGAAGCCAACTAGCAAATAAATTTGCTTCATCTTCAATTTTACTTCTTTTTAATATTTTTGTATTATCAATTAGAAATTGTATTCTATTAGAAGAATGTAAAATAGCATGTCCAAGTTCATGAGCACAAACTAGCTTTTGGTCAAATTCACTTAGTTCACTATTAATAAATATGTATTTTCTTCTTAATATTTTTTTAAAAAAGCCTCTTACTTCTCCTAGATCTTGATATATTATTTCAATATTCAATGCTCTAGCTAATTTAAAAGGATTTCTAGTTCTATGCTTTGCAATTAAATTTAATACCCTCAGTTTTACATTCAATTTAATCACCAGCCTTATCATTTCTTTTTTTGGTTTTTCTTTTTAGCATCAAAAAATGCATCCTGAATTGCCATAAGTACCTTTTCTTTATCTTCATAAGGAATAGATTCATCGTTAAACATCAGTGCAGACTGCTCAATAACTTCTTCAAATTGATTTTTACTTCTATTATCTAATTCCTTATATTTTGGTAAAAGTCCTTTTTCTAAAGATAGTAATCTCTTTTGAAATTTTTCAGGTAATCTTCTAAATTCTTCATATTCTTTTATTTCTTTTTCTTCTTCTGCAGTTATATTTAAAATCTCTTTAACTTTTTTCAAAAAAGCCTTGCTAGGTTTCGTTGCATTTGTTTCAGACATAGTAACATAAGCCTGAGTAACTCCTATCATTTCTCCTAATTTTTCAGCTGTTATTCCAAGTTCTTCCCTTTTCCTTTTTATTATTTCTCCAGTTGTTTTCATATAAAAGACCTCTCTTAAAAAAATTAGTTATAATTAGTTATATAAGTATTTTACAACAATTTTTATAAAAAATTAACTACTTTTTTTAAAAAATTAAAAAAAATACTTGACATAAGTAAATAATAGTTATATTATATAAGTATAAAAAAGTTATGTTTTTTTAAATACTTTCATAAGTAAAAATTAGTTATATAAGCAGAAATTAAAAGGGAGATAAAATGAAAAACTTCACACTAGAATTTAGCAATCACGAATGGGTAATGTACACAGAAGCAGATAACTTATATGGAAACCAAATAGATAACTATTTCAAGTTACCAGACCTAGCATATTTAGAAGATGAATACACTTCCACAAATGCTTACTGGGATAACACAGAAGAACAAGGTTATATAGATGTAGAAATAACAGCAGTTCACAGCGATAATACTTATCCATTTAAAACTAAATATTATGATTTTTCTAAGTTCTTGAAAGATTTAAAAGACTTATAAAATGAAATTGAAATTGACAAAATGAATGTTAGTGATTGGGAATATGAAAAAAGCCACCCTTACACAAGTAGAGGGCTATCAATAAGAGATTTTATATAAGGGAGTGTAAAAGCTCCCTCTAAGGAGGAGAAATGGAAGATTTATATTTTATATCAGAAGAAACAAAAATAATATTTGGACTTGTGGAATTAACAGCAAAAGCACAAATGGACTTTTTAGGGATAGCAAAAATACATTATTTTAGTAAAGAAAGAGCTAAGAGCTGGTATCAAGAAATAAAAGGGATGATTGAAAATTCTAAACATCCAAATGTAAAAATAGCTATGGAAAATCTAAATAAAATTTATAAAGGTATGGGAGGGAAAATATAAATGGCATACATAGAAAAAGAAATCGGAGAGAAACTGATTGAAAGAATGTATAAATCAGTAAAAACTTCTATTAAAAATACTGATAAATTAATAGAATAAAATGACATTGCTGGTTATAACACTTCTTATTTAAGAGGTGTAAAAAAAGGGGAAATTGATTTATTGAAAGATTTTATTAGAGAAATAAGAGAAATGGAGGAATAAAAATGCTGCACTGGAAAATTTATATAAAGCATTGGAGAGATAAAGAATTACAAGGACTAACAATAGTTGAAGCAGTTAAAAAGATTTTAGAAATGGAGGGAGAAAATGTTTAGTATAAAATTTGCACCTAATGGAAAATTAATAAAAATGGACGATGCTAGGAGGAGGTGGGAAAAAACAAGAAAGGGTAGAAAGTTATACCCTAAGAAAATGATTGGATGTTATGGAGATTTGCTTAAAAAAGTTTGGATTATTTGCAGTAACAGATACTGCGAAGAAGCTAAATTTGATTCGTTTAGAAAAGCCAAAAAATTTTTAAAAGATAACAAAAAAATAAAAGGCATCCATATCTATTGTGCCTATAACTAGGGAGGAGCAAATGAAAAAGAAAATAAAGAATAAAAATTTTAAAAAAGCCTCTTTTATAAAGGTGGCTAAATTCAAACTTAAATTGATACTTAAAATCAAATGGCTATGTTTAAACAAGCCATTTGATTTATTGTTTGATTTGATATAAGGGGGAAGAAATGAATATATATGAAAAATTATTAAAAGCACAAGTTGAGTTAAAAGCTCCTAAGGGGCAATATAACTCTTTTGGAAAATATAAATACAGAAGTTGTGAAGATATATTAGAAGCTTTAAAACCTGTACTAGATAAGTTTAAATTAACATTATTTATTAAAGATGATGTTATAGAAGTAAATACAAGAAACTATGTAAAAGCTACAATAGTTCTTGTAAATATAGAAAAGCCTGATGAAATAATTGAAACTTCTGCACTTGCAAGAGAAGAAGAAACAAAAAAAGGAATGGACGGCTCACAAATTACAGGAGCAAGTTCATCATATGCTCGTAAATATGCTTTAAATGGTATGTTTATGATAGATGACACTAAGGATAGTGATAGCACTAATACACACGGAAAAGATAAAACTGAACAAGAAAAAGTGCAAGAGTTTTTAAATAGTCGTGATGGAATGATTGAAAAATTAAAAGAAAATCTTTCAAGTGATAAATTAGAAAAAGTATTAAAAGCTTACAAAGTTGAAGAATTATGGCAAATGACAGATGAACAATTAAAAGAAGCTTGTCAAAAAATATTTAAGAAATAGGAGGAGAAAATGAGAAAAATAATAGAACTTGATGTAATACTACCATACTATGAAGCAAAATATAAAGTCGGAGAAAAAATAACTGTATATAGTATGAATTCAGATGGTAGTTGTTATGTTAAAGAAATTGTAAAAGAAATAAAAAAAACAGACATAAATTGTGGTGGAAATGATTATCTAATTACAACTGAAACAGGCAAAGAAATTTGGATATTTGAGGGACAACCTGGATTACAAGTAATTTGGGAAAATAAAAATAATTAGGAGTAAATAAAATGGAGAAATTAGGATATAGTAGGGACACTCAAAAACTAATATATGCAATTATGAATGATATTTCTAATTTCTTCACAGGACAAGACGCAGGGAGAGCAGCATATAACATAGATTTAGAACAAACTAAAAAACAACTGAAAGAAAGATTTTTAGAAGTCTATGATATGCAACCTTTAAAATCTCCCCTTGCATTCTTTTCTAAGTATCTTGAGAAGAACAAGGACAAAACTGTTGGAGAAATAGAAAAGGAATTAAAAGAAACATTTATAAAAGCTTTACAAAGTACCTTAATAGAAAATAAAACTTTTAGCTTGGCTCTGAATACACTAACGCAGAATCAAGCTAATGATTTTGTTAAATGGTTGCTAGAAACTTGTATATATTATGATGTTCCATTAAAAAAAGATATTGAGAATCTAACAGATCAATATGATAAAGCTTATCATTATGTTTGTCTTAAAAATAGATTTTGTTGCATCTGTGGAGATTATGGATATGTTCATCATTATGATAATGTATCAAGAATTGGTGGCTATAAGAATGATGACGGGAGAGAATTGAGAGTAATGTGCTTGTGTGGAAAACATCATATAGAAGTACACACTATTGGTACTTCTGATTTTAGTAGCAAGTATCATGTCGTTGGAATTTATTTAGATGATAGGCAAATAAGAGAATTGAAGAAAGTGTATAAAGGACACTTTCAAGCATTTAAGGAATAACGACTATTTCTATTTTGGAAACAGTCGGAAAATACAGAGGTTAATATGAATAAAGATATGGATGCATTTTATAAAAAAGCATTAAAGAAAATATTAAACTTTAAGGCTAGTGAATTGAGTACTGTTGAATTTGAACAAGTAAAAAGAAATGCAGAGAAATTAGAAGTTTATAGATTTGTGAGGAGGAAGTAATGGAAATTAAAAAATTAGAAAATGGAAATTTTGAAATTAATAGAGAAACTTTAGAAGAATTATTAAAATCACATTGTTTTGAACTTTTATCAGAAGAAGAATTTTGGAAGCAAATGTATTTTGCTAGTAATAGCTAGGAGGTTGAGAGAATGAAGAAAGAAAAAACGATAAAAGTAACTTTTACAGAAAGTGATGATATGCTATATAATAACTTTATTGATATATTAATAAACAGTTTTTTAGAAGAAATATAAAGGAGTAAGTAAAATGATTAATGTTGTAGGATATGCTAGATATTCATCTGATAATCAAAGAGAAGAAAGTATTGTAGCTCAGGAAAGAGCTATAAAAGAATTTTGTCAAAAAAATAATTACAATTTAATAAAATTATACAAAGATGAAGCTATTTCTGGAACATCAATCAAGGACAGAGCAGAATTTTTAGAATTAATAGAGGATAGTAAGAAGAAAGAATTTCAATGCGTGGTTGTACATAAGTTTGATAGATTTGCAAGAAATAGATATGACCACGCTATTTATGAAAAGAAGTTAAATGATAATGGGGTTAAGCTTTTATCAGTCTTGGAGCAATTAAATGATAGTCCAGAATCAGTTATATTAAAATCGGTCCTTACTGGAATGAATGAATATTATAGTTTAAACTTATCAAGAGAAGTAAAGAAAGGTTTAAATGAAAATGCCCTAAAATGCATTCATAATGGAGGAATACCACCATTGGGCTATGATTTAGATGAGAATAAAAGATATATTATAAATGAAACAGAAGCTGAAACAGTAAGAATAATTTATAAATTGTATAGTGAGGGAGTAGGCTATGCAAGTATATCAGAACAATTAAATAAAATGGGTAGATTAAATAAATTAGGTAAACCATTTAGAAAAACATCTATAAGAGATATATTAATAAATGAAAAATATACAGGTGTTTTTGTGTATGGTAAAAAAGATGGTAGAGGTAGATTAACAGGTAAAGAGGTTAAAATTGAGGGTGGAGTACCTCAAATAATTAGCAAAGAAGATTTTGAAAAAATAAGAAATAAAATGAAGAACAGAAAAACTGGTAGTAGAGCAACAGCACATGAAACATATTATTTGACGGGAATATGTACTTGTGGAGAATGTGGGGGAAGATATTCAGGCGGTTATCGTTCAAGACAAAGAGATGGAAGCATAACTTATGGTTACACTTGCATAAACAGAAAAACAAAAGTTAATGACTGTAAGAATAAACCAATAAGAAAAGAAATTCTTGAAGAATTTGTATTTAAAACTATTAAGAAAGAAATATTTACAGAAAAGAGAATAAAAAGCATAGCTAAAAAAGTTGAAAAATCTGTAAATGAAAAAATATTGAATAAAATTCAAGAAATTAAAAAAATAGAAATAGAAATCCAAAAAATTAAAAATAAAATAGATACTTTATTAGAAATATTCTTAGATAATAAAGTATCAAAAGAAGCTTTTGAAAATAAAAATAGGAAGCTTGAAAATGAATTGTTTATACTTACACAAGAAAAAAATAAACTCTCTGCATCTAAAAAGATAAGTAGAGAGAATATAGAAAGCTTTATAAGAAATTTTAAGTCAAATTTTAATAAAAGTAATATAAAAAAGTCAGTAATTGAGACTTTTGTAAAAGAGATAAAAGTATATGAAACATATGTAGAAATAACACTTAGATTATTTCCTATGTATATTGATAGAAATGGTGGAGATGACGAGAGTCGAACTCGTGTCCGAAATCATAACGACTATAAGCTTCTACAAGTTTAG